TGGTGAAATCGTTTAACTCGCACCACTCTATTTTCTTCTTGTCTCTTTTTCGAGCCTTCGCATAATCAGCTTTTGTTTTATGGAAGTATTGGCAGTATTCATAGTGCTGCCTACCATGCACCTCTACGAGAATATCTTTATTTGGAATAAGAAAGTCTGCGTATAGCAGACCTGTAGAAATGGTTTTCGAGCCGGGGAGAGTTACTTCTTCGTATATCTTCTCGTAAGGAAATAACTCAGAAAGTAACTCTCTAGCCCGTAAATGATGGGATGATTTATTATCTCGTTTAGAGTTCCCTCTAACCCTTTTAAAGGTCAGAGCATGTTCCCTCCCATCAAAACCTATTACTTTCATGTAATATATTCTTGCAGCTCAGTTTCAAGATTTTTCATAGCGTCTACATTATTTTCAAGAAAATCATAGAGTTTGTTTACACCCTGAAACTTATACTTCTTTTCTTCATACTCTTTGTCGTATTTGGACATGAATGGTAGAGAATACCACGCGCCAGCTTTTTCGACAACATCAAAAGAGTCTGCCAACTCGATAATTTCCTGAACTCCATCAAGACCTTTACCATAACGAAAATAGCTAGTTGCTTGTGTTCCACTAGCACCTAACGACGAAGTCCCAATATCCCATAGAATGATCTGACCAACCTTTTGGCCGTCTACCATCCAGGGTTCGCTTTTTTTGACGGTGATCATAGTATCAGCCTGATACTGAACCTTTATACCACCATCAGCGACATTCTTTTTGCCCCAACCACTAGTATTAGCGATTAAGTGTCCAATTAAGATAATGATGGTTTTGGTTTTAGGTATAACCTGCCCCATCCTCTTAGTAAAGTCCGAAAGAATTTTCGGGAGTCCAGGTCGCCGTTCACCATCCACCATTGTTCCCAAATCTCTAGATGGAATAAGGCTGGACATCGAGTCTACAATTACTATGGCTTGTTCATATTCTTTCTGCTGAATTAAATTTTCAAGAATACTCAAAAACTCTTCAGCGCTTAGTATCTTGTCGTCAGGAGACCTGACAATCTTCATGGAATCCAAATCCAGACCGTTTATACCGTCTAGATTGTGACCTTTTAATCTACCTTCAGCGTCTAGATAAATTACTTTTCGCCCTTCTTTTTGAGCGTTTGCTGCTAATTGCAACATAGAACTCGTTTTACCAGTTTTAGGTAAACCAGTAACCGTAACCCAAGAACCCTCTTGCACACCACCATTAAGAGCAAAGTCTAATGCTGGACTAATTTTTAACGTCTTTAAATTCTTTTTCTCTTCATAGACTTCTCTGCCACTCACTATACACTTACCGATGTTTTTAACTAACTTCTTGAGTTCAGCCTGTTTCTTTTCTTTTTCTGACATAATTCTTTTCTAATCTAATTCTGAAAATAAATTCTTTTTGCCTAATGGCCTTCTACTTTTCCTAACACTCTCATCTGATTTTTCAATAATAGTGTTATCAACTTCCTTCTGATATTTTTCAATAATTGGTATGAGCTTCTTGTTGCGAAATGATAATATATATTTAGCATCTTTAGAATCAATAGCCTTCGATATTGCCAGCATAGAGTATTTTTGGAGCAATTTATTCGCAGCTACTATTTGACCTGTGTACGAGCCTTTGTACTTAGGTAGATTCCAAAATTTATCGGGTATTTTACCTTCATTACTAACATTTGCTCTTTTTTGAAATATTTTTTCACAAAGACGATTGCCGTCAGTTATTTTTGCTTCTTCATTTTCAGAAAAAGCATCAAACTGACTATCGTATTTTTTTGACGGCATTGTTATAGTACTTACTTTTCAAACCTGCACCACGAGACGCATCACCCTGTTGTGAAGCAGCCTCTGTCATAACAACTACACCTCGCCCCTCTTTTTTGATCATAAAATCATCTGTTGTAGTGGGTTTCTTTTCTTTATCGTCATCTTTTTTACTATCTCTTTTTACTTTCTTTTGATACCGATCTATTACCGCTTCTGGTATACCGAGTTCTATCGCTAAACTTTTAGCATCTGAATCCATATGGTGGTCTATATAGAACTTTTCTAATTTACTCATTCTGTGTCTAGTGCTTGCTTTTTTCTTAACCATATTGTTTTCTCCTAGCGATAGTCAAAAATCTTTGTTCTCTAGTCTTCAGGTATTTCAAATAAGAGTTAAAAGATTCTTCGGTAACTTTTTTAAAAGACATTTCTCTTAATTTTCTTCTTGAACAATCCTCGCCCCAAGGATCAATTATTGTATTCATCTTACAAAGGATATGATGACTAATTGCGTTGATTTGGTCTGAGACCTTTTCTATCTTCTTAGCGAAACAATGTTCATTTTCTACACATTCTTTACCTTGATCATTGTAGAAAACTTCATCATACTTCATTGGCCTATAGAACTCATCCATTGTCAACATACCTTTCTTTTTGTGTTTCGTTCATTTTTCCTATTTGTTTTATTTCTTCCTGATGCCTTTTTAGTCCAGCATCTGTATTTTCTTTGCTTTTTGCTCTCTTCTCTTGTAGCTCGTATCGTCCCATCTTTTTTGTGTTTTGTTCGGCAAGTTGGCCTAAAGTTGTCGCTTCACCCCTTACAAAGGGTTGTAACCCCCCAAAAATTACTCTCTCAAGCGTCATCTTACTACATTTTGGACATTTCTGTTTTGGCGAATCATTAATGTTTTGTATAACGTCTTCCCATAAAAATCCACAATGATTACACCCATAATCATAATTTGGCATTTAATAACCTTGAATAAAATAATCTTGCATATATAGAAATAACCATATTTGAAAAAGAAAAATCCCCATTGTAACCCTGTGTGTTCTTTTTCTTCCTTCTTTTTTTGATAGTAAAAAACAATTTTGTAACACACCCAAAACTAAAACAGTACCAGCAACTTTTAACCCCATAAAAAGCGATATATCATCTGCATCATACTTTATGAGCATTCTGCCTATAGGATTCTGTTCTAGTTCAGGTAAATATTCTCTCCATTTTATTGCGTAGTAAACATCTATAGCAGAAATAAACCCAATCAAATACCACATAGTATTAAACGTCAAGACTAAATAGGATGTTCTTCCATCCTTACAAGGTCGCATTCTATTACCTTAATACTATCGTATGATAGTTTTTTAGTCTTGGGTAAGTGTTTGTTTTTATTCTTTATATAGTTCTTAGCAGCCGCTTTTGCGATACCAAGTGTTTTATAACACCACGTTTTTTTGTAAGTACTGATTGGATTATCTTGTAGGTCTCGGATAAGAAAAATCTTGTTCATCATCCAGTGCCACCAGAATAGAACTAATTATTGAATTTCGCTGTATATCATTGTGGTTAAATTCACAAATACCAACGCCCTTTATTTCTGTTAATTTATTTATACATATTCTTAAACCACTACCGTCTTTTAAATCAGTTTGTTTAACATCACCATTAATGATTACTTTGCTATTTTCTCCAATCCTAGTGATAAACATCTTAATCTGATCTAAAGTACAATTCTGAGCCTCGTCTAGAATCATGTAAGAGTTGTGAAAACTCGCCCCTCTCATCAACTCCAGTGGTTCGAACTTTATTATATCCTCTTCGAGCAACTTTTTAAACTTTTTATTGCCCAGAAAGAATTTTAAATTCTCTTCCATTGGTTTTAGGTAAGGCTTGACTTTGTCGTCAATCTCACCAGGGACTGCTCCGAGATTCTTCCCCGCACAAACTAGAGGTCTTGTTACAATAATTTGTGAGGTTTTTTGGCGGTTTAAATGTTGAGCGGCAATGCCTGCCGCAACAAAGCTTTTTCCAGTTCCGCTAGGACCAAAACAAAATGTAATATCATTCTCTATAATAGAGAGTATATAATTCTTTTGGTTTTGAGTTTTTGCGGTTAGTGATTTTGTCCGATCTCCCTCAAGTAAGTCCTCTTGAACTTTTTTGTCTTTTCTCATATTTATTTACCTGATGAACCAAAACCTGATGAACCACGATCTGTATCGTCTAGTTCCTCAGTCTCCACCAGGTCGAAGTGCGGCACTTTCTGGAAGAGAATCTGCGCAATCCTGTCGCCTCTGCTTATAAAGTACATATTGTCTGTAAAATCGACATGTCCAGGTCTAGCATTATATAATGCAACCTTCACTTCCCCTCGATAGCTAGAATCTACCACCCCTGCATGTCGGTGGACCCCCTTAGTGCCAAGTCCGGATCGATCCCAAATTAGTCCCGCATACCCATCAGGTATAGCAAAAGCAATTCCGGTGCTAATTAGTTTTGTGTCTTCGGGGTAAAGGGCAATATCCTCATCTGAATACAGGTCATAGCCGGCATCTGTTTTTCTGGATTTCGTTGGTATGGTTGCTGTGCTAGTAAGTTTTTTAACCTTAATGACCGCATCATAATCTGAAGGAATCCACACAGGTCTCGCCCCTTTATCTTTCCAGAAGTTGAAGTTTTCTGTCATAATTTAGTAACCTCGGCAACTTTTTTACAAAGTTCAATTTATACACCAAAAAGGAGATAATTGTGACATATTAAAATTTATCGAGACTACAATTACCCCCACTGCAAGCTGATTCACCTTCAAAATTTGTAGCATCATTTTCTTCAATAACATTTTTAAAATCTACATCTACATATTCTCTTTTGAGTTCCGTCCATAATTTATAATTATAAACATCTTTCATGCAGTATGTTAGATTTTTAACCTCTGAGTTAAAGTATTTATCAGAGAATTTCTTACATCTTTTGACCCATTCGCGTTTGGCCTCACCTTTTGGTTTAGAACCAATACCAAGAATAGAATCACAAGCAGCCCATAAATTGTCTTCCCACAACTTTAACGCCACTTCAATTAACCCACCAACAAAAATAGCACCATCCCCATAATGAGAGATGATTTTACTTGGTAGATAAATTGCGGTAAATGGCGCTTGGGGGTAATCTTTATCTCCAGTAACTGGTAAAAGAGATATCCCGCAGAACCATTTTCTATTATCGTATATAAACTCTTCTACCTCGTCCCATTCTTCAGAGGTAACATTAATTGTATTGCTGACATTGTGTACTAACCAAGGCTGGGTACATAGACTCTTATTTGTTCCGCCAATAACCCAATTCTGTTGTGTGGATTTTACAGATTTAAGTAACTCAATAGCGCTAATTTGATTCTTTGTTTTTGATCCAGCGGGAACCTCTACACAGAATGAAATCACATCATCTGTATCATTTGCAGACCAAACAGATTCTTCACAAGCTCTGGGATTAATAGAGTGGAAGTACCTATAGATGTCTTCCATTTTATTCGCTTGAACCCGCCTGATGTAGCGTTTGGCGTGGTGCGGGTGGATTCCAGAGGAAGTACCTAAGATACAACTCGCCGTCCCTTCTGGCTTAACACAGGTGCATCTAGCGGCTTGGTTAATTCCGATCTTCTTGGCTATTTCTTTATTAACCTGTTTAACAATTTTTGCCGCTTCTTTTTGTAAGATGGGGGATAGGCATATCTCGTGCTGTTCCATAATCCCAGTCATGGAGACACCAATAAGAGCTTCTCTCTCAATAATACTTTTGCTAGTATTTTCTAGATAACCAACATCTGTAAAACCGGCTTGTAAGGTGCCGATGATGGCGGCTGCTTTTGCTGCTTCATAAAAATCTACCTCGTCTTCAATCTTAGAGCAATTAATAGTAGAGAGGTTACATGCCTGCCAACCGCTTTTCCCAGTTTTCTCACACACAGGCCAAAACGAAATCTCAACACAAGGATTAACTAAAAGCTCAGTTGAATCACTCCAAACAAATCCAGGCTCACCGTATTCTTTGACGGATTTCATCAACTCAGAGAATTGTTCTGGTGTAGTCTCGTCACGAACCAATAAGGCAGAGTTATTACTACGGCCTCGTTGCGGGTTTTCTTTAAACCAATTTCCGGTTTTAGCTTGTGCCATTTCTGTGTCGTCAGGGGAGAATACAGCGATTGTAGCTGATCGTCTCACTCCACCAGAAATAACAGCATCAGCACTATGCATGACAATATCATAGCACTGAATTGGTTTTAAACGTTTTTGCTCTTTTATAGCGTTGTCCAGAACTTCTTTGATTTTACCAAGAGCTTGCTTTAACGGCTCTGGTCCAGGAGCTTTGCCACCATGAGACAATGGTGTTCCGGCATCTCTAATGAGAGAGTAATCGAAGGAGATATTTCTACCCAGATACTGATCTGCGGTATGGACATTATCACCCCAGTGAGGGGATTTGATATTGAAAT